AAATAAGAAGATTAACACCAAGAGAATGCTTTAGATTGCAAGATTTCCCGGATTCATTCAAAATGCCTTGTTCAGATTCACAAATGTATAAACAAGCCGGAAATTCAATAACTGTTGGAGTGCTGGAGAAGATAATTAAAAGACTTATTAAAATTTAAAACATAAAATGATTATATTTGTAATTATATGAAAGCTAAAACAGAATTTGTTGCCAATTTTAAAGATATTGAACAAGCATTGAAATTGGATATTTCACCGCCCGAACCGGAATTTAAAAATGTAGATTTTACTTTTGATATTAACGCGGTTGCGGCTTATTATATTAATTCTGATGGAAATATAAATATTTCTCTTTATGGTGAAATGTGGACTTTGATATACAGTAAAAAAATAATTATTGCACTTGATAAGCATTTGAGTAGATGAAAGAAATATATTTAATTATCTTTGTAACGGTGTTATTGCAAATGTCAATAATAAACCCTATATTAAAAAAACTATTAAAAATAAAAGAATGAGCAAATTAAAAAGATTTACAGACATTATAAAGGGCCTTTTCGCTATTGGAATAATAGTTGGTTCAGTTCCTTTTATTATATTTCCGGTTGTATGGTATTGGATTAAGTGTTTTAATATATTCTTCTAATATGGATATTTTACTAAAAGCGTTAATAATATCATTGTTTTGTGTTGGATTGCGAATTATTAGTTCTCCCGGAATGATTTTTTATTTTTTACGTATGCCTTACGAATGGGCGCAAAGACATTCACAACTTCTTAAACACCTTTTAAAACCGGTTATTGGTTGTGGTACTTGTATGGCTTCAGTTTGGACCGTAGCAATAGAACTTGGCTATTATAATGGCACTTTTAACGCTGAATTGATAATTATTGCTTTTATAGTAGCGGCTTTAAATTCATTAATTTATGCGTACTTTGAAAAGATTACGCAATGAAAAGGCCAAGAATTGATTATCTTGACCGTATGATATTGATTGAATATGAAACCGGTGAAGCAGATTTTAACGGTGTAAATGTTAGAAATAGAATAAAGTATTTAAAATTGAGAAGGTTTTTAGCAAACCGATTTATTAACAAACGTAAAAGAGTAGAAGGGAATGATAAAAGAATTTGAAGCAATGGACTGGAGCAAAAACTATACATACAAAGATCAAAAAATATACATTTCATTTGAAACAAAGAAATACATACTTTGTTCATTTTATGAAAGTGGAAAAGGAAAATTCAAGTTAGATAAAACAGAATTTTATGCTTAAAGTTTTTGTTGTAGGCTATCAAATCTATTTAATACCAACTATTAAATTTACCTACTCAAAGACATTGAACGGAAATAGAGGTTTGGAATTTATATGGTTAAAATGGGGAATAGAAATAACAATTAATTAAAAGTTATGCCGGATATTAGTATGTGCAATAATAACAAATGTAAATTCAAAAAAGAATGTTACAGATTTACAGCAAAGCCAAGTGAGTTTCATCAAACTTATGATGAATTTAATTGTAAAGATAAAGAAGGAAAAGATACCTATTTTTGGCACAATAAAAAAACAAAATAAATAAACACTAAACTAAAAATGGCCAAGAAAACAGTAAACCAGGAAATGAAGATTAAAACAAGGAAAATATCCGATTTAATCAGAGCAGAATACAATCCAAGAGAATTAACAAAAGAACAACAAAATCAATTAACTGATTCGCTTAAAAGATTTGGTTTAGTTGATCCGATTATTGTAAACACCCACAAGGACCGAAAGAATATTTTAGTAGGTGGACACCAAAGAATGAAAGTTTGGGAATCAATGGGAAATGAAACAATTCCAACGGTTGAAGTAAATCTAAATTTGGAGAAGGAAAAAGAACTAAATGTTAGATTGAATAAAAACACCGGCCAATTCGATATGGAGCTAATACAAGAACATTTTGAAACAGATGATTTAATTGAATGGGGTTTTGATGCTGAAGAATTAGAGTTTTTTGAACCGGAAGTATTAGAAGCCGAAGAAGATGATTTTAGTGTTCCGGATGAAATTAAAACAGATATTGTATTAGGTGATTTAATAGAGATAGGAAAACACCGTTTGCTTTGTGGAGATTCTACTTGTTCAGATACGGTTGCAAAGTTGATGAATGGGGAAAAGGCTGATTTACTTTTAACTGACCCACCTTATGGTATTGACTATGGCAATCAATTAATTAAAGGTGAAAAATTTAAAGAAAAAACAAATAAACACGGATGGCGAAATTTTGGCAATCCAAAATGGGATGAATCTAAGCCACAAAGTGGAGTATTACAATATCTTTGTCAAATTACAACAAATCAAATTATATGGGGTGGAAATTATTTTACTGAAGATTTAGCACCAACAATGGGGTGGTTAATTTGGGATAAAGGACAAAGAGGTTTTAGTTTAGCTGACGGGGAAATGGCTTGGACATCTTTTAATAACGCTTTAAGAATAAAAGAATACGCAAGAGCAAAAGCAAATAGAGAAGATAAAAAACATCCAACACAAAAACCAATAGAAATTATGGATTGGTGTTTTAAATATGCTGATAGACATTCTAAAAATGATATATCAATAGTTTTTGATGCTTATTTAGGAAGCGGTTCAACAATGGTTGCAGCACACCAACTTAAACGCAAATGCTATGGAATGGAATTAGATCCAAAATATTGTCAAGTTATAGTTGATAGAATGATGAAACTTGATGAAAGTTTAACCGTTAAGATAAACGGAAAACCATATAAAAAGTAATGGCAAAAGTTAACAAAACTGTACACACTAAAAAGAGAGTGATTGAAGCACTTGAAAAAAGTCTTGGAGTAATTACCACCGCTTGTAAGATTGCGGACATTTCACGCACTCAATTTTATAATTGGTTGAAGGATGATGAAGATTTTGCAAAGAAGGTCCAGGAGATTGAAAATGTTACTTTGGATTTTGTCGAATCACAATTGCATAAACAGATAAAAGAAAATTCAACCGCTGCAACTATATTCTTTTTAAAGACCAAAGGAAAGAAGCGCGGTTATATTGAAAGGCAAGAAATAGACCATACAACACAAGGTGAAGCAATCGGTTCAAGTATTGATTTATCAAAACTTTCAACAGAGGTTTTACTTGCACTTGAAAAAGCCGCTGATGAGAATAAAGACGAGCCAGGTTAAAAGCGAATTATCTAAACGTAGTTTATTAAAGTTCACGCAACAAACAATGGCGGAATTTCAATCTACTGAATTTCATAAGGCTTATTATGAAGTGTTAAATCTATTCGCATACAAGAAAATTAAAAACTTAATGGTTACAATACCACCGCAACACGGAAAATCTACCGGTTCAACTATTCAATTACCGGCCTTTATTCTTGGAAGAAATCCGGATACTAAAATTGCCGTTGGAAGTTATTCGTCAACATTTGCAAAGAAATTTAATAGACAAATACAAAGATTGATTGACAAAAAAGATTATCATTCTATATTTCCAGGAACAGTATTAAATGAATCAAATGTTGTAACCGTTTCAAGTAACTATTTAAGAAATTCAGAAGAGTTTGAAATTGTTGATTCTTTAGGTTCACTCAAGGCCGTTGGTAGAGGTGGCCCATTAACCGGAAACGCGGTTGATGTTATGATTATGGATGATTTGTATAAAGATGCTATGGAAGGTAATTCACCGGTTGTAAGGAACGCGGTTTGGGATTGGTATTCTTCCGTAGTAACGAAAAGATTGCATAACGATAGCCAACAATTGATTGTATTTACACGTTGGCACGAAGATGATTTAATTGGAATGATTCAGCACAAAGAAGAAGTTATAACAATCAAATCTATTGATGAAATACACAATCTTGATGAAGGTTTTGATGGTTGGATAAAGATAAATTTTGAAGCAATTAAGATTGGACCGCCAACATCACTTGACAAAAGAAATGAAGGTGAACCGCTTTACCCGGAAAAACACGCATTGAAAAAACTTATAAAAGACCGAACACTTGACCCGGAGAAATTCGAATGTATGAATCAAGGAAATCCAACTTCACAAGAAGGGTTATTATATTATCCTTTTAAAACTTATTTACGATTGCCGGAAATTAGAGAAAGAAAAAATTACACTGATTCGGCTGATAGTGGTGTTGATTATTTGTGTTCGATTAATTACGCTATTCCAACGGATGTTGAAGATTCAAATATTTATGTAACTGATATATTATACACTCAAAAAGGTGTTGAATTTACAGAAAGCGCAATGATTGATTTATTAATTAAAGATAATATTGGCGTTGCAGATATTGAACGCTCTCCTGGAACGCGACTATGGGCCGAAGCAATAACAAGAGCGGTAATAGGTAGCTGCACAATAAACGTATTCAGCCAAACGCATAACAAAGAATCAAGAATTTATACTAATAGCGCAACGGTAAACAGAAGATTAATATTTCCGGAAGATTGGCATTTAAAATATCCGGAGTTTTTCAACCACGTAAGGTTATACAAAAAGCTATTCAAAGCAAATAAAAATGATGATTCAGCGGATGCATTAACCGGAGTAATTGAAATGTCAAATTATAGGCATTTTTATGTTGATTAATAGATTAAAAAAAATGTTTAACTTTGTACAAAGATTTTTATAAAAAATGGGAATATTTTC